AGAGTTGGAGGAGATGCTGGAAAGCAAAATGGGGTGCTCAGACTTTCAATAGCTTGTTAATTAATCACTTTTATTCCCATCCTTAATCGACTACCCTGAGCACAACTCCCCTACCCTCTCCGCTATGCCGATATATTCGACAGAATATTCTGTTCCAGTTGTGCCACAAGAGGCTTTTAAGAATAAATACCAGACATCCGAAGAAGCGACCAAGAAAGTAACCACTTGGAATCCAACGGATAAGGAAGCTGAACGAAAGGGTATGATAGACAAGAGGATCGAGGATGAGATGATTGTCCACCGATTCCCTCACGAGCAGAAGTGGAGAAGGAATATTGAAAGATTCATGGGGCAGGTCTATGATGACCAAAAGAGTCCAAAGCGTTCTAGGGTTGTGACCAAGGACGTTTTTGTTTACATTGATGCCAAGCTGGCAGAGAAGACAAGGTCTATGCCAAGGTATATAATCACACCAGTTGAACCAAATGATTCTTGGAAGGCATGGGTGATGGAGCAGTCGAGGAATCATGCTGAGTCCACGATGGGATACCATGGCAAATACCACAGATGGGTGTTCCACAAGCTGTTGTTTGGCGTGGGGATCATGCGCATTGGGCACAAACTGACATATAAGACCATCCGACTGGAGGCATCTGCAAACAGCGAAGACGGTGTAGAGGTGCGTGTGCCCGATTACGACGATTTGTTCTGTTACAATGTTTCCCCCTTCAAGTTCCTCGTCGATCCAAATGCGCTATCCCTGGACGATGCAGAGGACTGTGCTGAATTCAGGCTGGTTAACTGGAATGAGTTCCAGGACGATTACCACATGTCCCCATGGTATAAGAACACAGAGCATGTCATGCCAGGAGTGTGGCATTCTCTCGATCCAACGTTCCAGAGACAGGCAAACATGGCTCCAACAGATCAGGTGCTTATCGTGGAGTACTTCAACAAGCGCAGAGACATGTGGGTAACGTACGCAAATGGAGTGGAAATCAGGTATTCCCCACTTCCAGATCAGCACAAACAACTTCCTTACGCAGATCTCCACAACAAACCGAACTTCGGAAGCACAGTTGGAAGGATCCAGACGGGAGAGTCCGAGTATATCTCGGTTGCAACAGAGGAGACGTTCTGGTCGCAGGGAGATGCGGATATCATTGGACAGGAACAAGACCAGAAGACCGCATTCCGCAGGGCACACTTGGATGGAGCGAAGAGAGCAAACACGAACATTATTGCCACCGATGGATTTGTCCTTGATTCCACAATGACAGACTGGTACCAGGGTACTCCAGTGGTTGGAGGAATGAACAGAATACAGGTGATGCCACTGGGAAGAACCGATCCAAGCTACGTACAGGTAGTGCAGGAGTTACAACAGGACATGACCAAAGAGGTTGGCGTGAATCCAGATGTCCTAATCAGCGAGAAGAAGCAGACTGCAACCCAAAGCGCAATCGAGAGGGAGTCGATGCTTACAAGGGTGCAGAGCGACAACATAGTAGACGAGAACACAGGCATACGCAGACTTGGATTGCTCATGTCCAAGTTGATTGTGGAGAACTATCGCAAGAAACAACTGACCAGAATTACTGGAAATGAGAATATAGAAGAGTTCGAACAGGTGATACCAGATGCAAATGGAGAACCGCTGTATGGAGCACGAGACAGGCGCATTGTTTCCGAGCACAAGATAAGAGAGATCACGACAAGCGATGGCAAATACGAGATAACGTTCAAGGATGGCAACAGCAACAGCTTCGCCATGCGACCAAATTATGTGATGTCCAGTCTGGGCTTTGACGTGCGAGTGGAACCAGAGTCCACTGTTGCGCCTTCCCGAGAACTGGAGAAGGCAAAGGCGATGGAGGCTATGCGGTTGGCTGCAGAGCTGATGGCATATGTACAGCAGGGATTCTTGGCACCAGAAGATGTGCCAAATGTGAAGTATCTATCCAAGAGGTGGATGATGGCGATGGGCTACGATCTGCAGGAGGCGATGGGCAACCAGCAAGCACCGCAGGTTGGACAGGGTGTGCAGAACACAGTAGATACTGTCAACCAGTTCCGTGCAGGCAAGATGAGTGGCGGTGGCGGAGTGGGTGCGGGAGCAGGAGAAGGCGCACAGCAAATGGCAAGACAGTTGACATCAGCCATGGCCCCTTAGTTCTTTCTATCATTTTCCCCCAATTTATATGCCAGTAACACTGGAGCCATTCGGCGACTTCATAATCCTGGAACCTGTGGAAGAGTCTGCACTCACTGAGATGGGACTCATCATTCCGGACAATGAAGCAAAACAAAAACCAAAAGTCGGTATCGTAAAAGCAGTTGGACCAGATGTCACAAGATGTGAGGCAGGAAACAAGGTGGTTTTCTCTCCGTTCACTGGCGAGAAGCTGGGCATGCAGGTCTCCCCAACTGATTATCGTGAGTACCATGTTCTCCGTGAGGATGCTTTAATTGCTAACTACCAAGAAACCCCAGATGCTGAAACTCGTAAAAAGGCTAAATGAACGCCTTTACAATCACTGGCATAACTATTCCCCAGCACTCAAAGAAGACGAGCAGTTGACAGATGAAGAGTGTGATGGATTGCAGGCAATTGTCGAGGCTCGTGGCTGGGATGCTCTAATCAAGGTAAAAGACAATGTGAACAAGATGCGCAATCGTAATGCCATCAGCATGTGCGATGGTAGATCCCTCGTTGAATTTAAGAAAATGGAAGCGTTGGACGATCTCTTTGTTGTGGTAGATCACTTGGTGGATGCACACCGAGAAAGAACCAAACCTGTTGAGGATGAAGACAAAGAAACGCCACGTAAAATGCATGACTATGTTCCTCGATGAGATTACACCAGAAGAACTTGGCTTTTCCGAAGAAGAATGGGACAGCATGTCCGTATTCGACCGCAGAGTGTGCGTGGCATTCTTCGTTAGGAGGACTCCAATTGCAACAAGCAGGGCATTAGGATTGAAAGATTCAAGTTTCTCCACAGTGCGCAGGAAAATAGTGGACTTGGAACTTGTTAAAAGATTTACGCAATTGCGTATAGATCAGCAAGAAGTGCCTGCACCCCAAGAGAGTTGTGCACACAAACAATAACAACCATATTGAGCTTACCTTTTCTGTTCCTTGAAACTATAGGCATTGGTTGGATGGCTGTGCGTTGCAGATGCCAAGATCGTCTGCAATCCCTAGCCATCTGGCTACACTTCTTTCCCCATAATTATATGACTACTTCAACACAAGTTGGATCAGCACAGGCAGCGTCTGCAAAGGCAGCTGGTGACAGTGCTGGCAGCAGCGATGCTGGACAATCCGAGTTCTCTTCGGATATCATCCCTGAAGGTGGTGCGACTGCCAAGCAGAGATCTGCTGAGGCTCCAGGCGCAGGACAACCTGCGATCCCAGGAGAAAAAACAGTCTTTGAGCAAGGTGCTCAACCGCCTGAAGAAACAAAAGAGGGCACAGCTAAAGAAGGCGCAGAAGCTCCTTCTAAATCTGAAGTTAACCAGCAAGCCAAAGGCGAGCGACAAGAGCAGGCTGGTTGGCAGCAAGTACAAGAATCCCTTACTTCCATTAACGACAGACTCGATGGACTTGAGTCTGGCAAGGAGGAAGGGAAGAAAGAAACGAAGACAGAAGGCGGTAAAGAGCAAGCTCCTGCAGAGGCAGGGGATCTTGCCAATGTTGTCGCCGAAGCTCTCGAGCCTGTCGCTGCCGAACTGGAGAAAACACAATTCCAGCAGGCTCACCCCGATGTGCTGCTTCCGGAAAATCAGGAAGCATGGACAGCTGTTAATTCAGATCCCAAGTTCGACAAATTCTCTTTGCAAGAGAGATATGACCATATCATGAACAAGGAGAACAAAGCGAACCTCAGTGCTATGCAAGACCAACTCTCGAAAGCCGAAGGCTCTATGCCAGGAGGCTCTGGTTCTGGCAGTGCACCAAAAGGAGGTAATCCTAAGGTGGACGCAGACACAATTGAAGTTGGGAAAGCATTTGGTTTCACTCAAAAGGAATTGGAAGAGGAACTTTAGATAATTCCCAATCAATCGCATGCCTAATTTCGTACTCGAAAGACCATCCCCATTGCTAATGCATGTGGACTGGTCGAAGACTGCAAGCACTGCTTTTGCAGCAGGGCAGCTTGTTGAGGCAGACTCAGATAATTCTGGTGTCGGCTTTGACGCTGCTGACGCAACAAGCACAAAACACATTGGGATTGTACAGCAAACCATCGCCTCCGCAGATAGCGATTATGCTTCTGCCACGAGGCTTTCGCTGGAAGTAGACCTTATGGGTCTATATAAAGCAGAGGTCGGCACAGGAACTCCAACTGCCAACTACGAAGGCTACCCATGTGACTTAAATGCCAGTGGGCTGGTTAACGTTAGTGCCTCCGCAGTGGATGTGTTCTTGATCAACCGCAACTTAGGTCTCGGTGTTGATGGTTCGACGTACTTTGTCCTTGGATTTATTATCAAATGGGCATACGTTAATCCTAACTAGACCCTCTTATTTAATTCCTTCTCTTTGTTACCATGGCTGTACAAACCACAGTATTAGAACCAGGAGCAGCTCTAACGAAAAACGCTTTCGTGGCATGGAAGCGTGGTTTTCGGTCTGTTCCTGCAGCTGGGCGACTTGTATTCACAGTCTCAAGTGTGCAATACAAAACGTCCGAGCATGATAATATAGACTATTCTCCGATTGCGGATGAGACAGCAGAAGGCACAAACTATTCTGCCAGCAATCCAACGAAGGGAGATGCCTTGAATCTCACACAAGGTAAAGTCACCTCATCTTTTGAGATTACTCAGGAGATGCTTAAATTCGATCGATATAGCATGATGCGTGCACTAAGAGGCATGATGAAACTCGGTCGAGCATGCCCAGAAAGAATGGAGCTTGATCTCCAACTCTTCCTGTTGTCAATGGGCTTCGGTTCAAGCTACACTGACAAAAACGGTAATTCTGTCGCAACCACGACAGCAGATGGTGTTGCTGTTTACAATAACTCCCACACCGTAAATGGAACCAGCACTACTTACGATAACCTTGGCTCAACAGCGTTTGGCCAGACAGGACTTGAGGGAACTCAAGATCTTGCAAGATCATTCATTGACCAGCAAGGGAATATCGTCTATGTTGTGTTTGATTCCATCTTCACCACTTCTAAGAACCAGCTTGTTAATCTTGTCTGGGAGTATATGAATGGTGTGAACCACATTGAAGATGCAAACCGAGGTCCGAACTCCCAAAGGCGTTACGGCTATGAGCACATAATCTTCCACAAGGGAGATTTCACTGCTCAGTCTGCTCGTGACAGCTCCAAGGATGACTACTGGGGAATGTATTCTTCAGAGAACCGTGAGCACGGTATCCTCGAGGTTTCTGGTAATCCTCGAATGGTAGATGCTGGAGTAATCCAGAGAAACCAGAATGTTCTTATGTTGACTGACTGCTTCTACGCATACGGTGTACTGGGTGCGCAATGGATCGCAGCTAACAACGCTTAATTCTTTCCCCAGATAAATTATGGCTTCAAATCTAAAAAATAGGCTGGAGAACTTCGTTATAGCAGCCTTAGGGACAACAGTCGTGCTGGGGTCATATATAGCTTGGTTTCAAGGTGATGTCCGCATCACTGGCGATGCTGTTGTTGGCGGTAGTGTTGTCCAGAGTGGAGGCTTGCTTCCTATCACTGGATCTTTGACATTAACGCCATCAGATGGAAGCGGAGGCATACTGTCCGTGCAAAATTCGATCGCTAGAGATCTAATCTGCAACAGTGTTGTTTTGGACGTAACCACTTCTCCAACCTCAGATACGTATATGGATGTTGGGACAGCTTCTGGTGCAGCCACTCAGGCTAATCTTGGAGCATGCGGAGGTCTTGCAATTGGACAATGTGGATCAGGAAGTAATATAGCAAACAACCTGTTCCTGAGCGCAGGCTCTGCGACTGGTGTTTACACACTTTCTGGCTCCGCATTGTATAACACTGTTGCCCAATCACCATTGGGTGCGAGTGGATCCTACGCAAAGAGCTTCAAACTTAATGCAACAGATGGCGTCACGGATTACATTAATTTCGTGGCGACACGCTCTCAAAGCGGTTCAGGATTGGCAGGCAGATACTACTTCTATTGTATCAACGCCCAATAACGCCTTGATTATTTTATTCCCCCTAGTTAGATATGGCTAAACAAGCTGAAAGGGCAGCAAGACCCAATACCGCTGAATTAGTTCGGCAGGGTCGACTGACCTATAACAAGACACGTGGTCTTGATCCCAATCCAAATCCGGACATTGGGCATAACATGGATCCGGAAACAGGGATGCGCTATGGACTAACTCCTGAGAAATACCACAGGCTGGTGCTCAAGAGTGAAAAACAGCGCAAACTCAATAAGGAATGGGACTTCGTGCCAGAACTCGAAGATGCTGAGTGGGATGTTTATGTTGGCTGGCTGAAAGCAGGCGGTCCACAGAAGATGCGAGCAGAAGGAAAAGAATCTGTTCGTTCTCAACTGCGGGACGCTGCTGCCATGGCAAAGAAATTTGATGCCGAAGGCGCAGCACAGTTAGCAAGCATTCCAGCAGCAGCCCCAGCCCAAGCAGCAGATGCTGACGAGGCTGTGGAATCTCAGGTAGAAACTGAAACTGAAGAGATAGCAGAAGACATTGACGCAGAAGAATACGAACCAATTTCAGAAGAAGACGATAGCGAACCTGAGGTAGTTTCTGCCAAGCCGAAAGGTCGTGGCAGAGGCAAGAAGAAGAAATAGTACCACTCAATCACAATGTCAGGGCAGTCTCTAAATTATGTTACCGTCGGCGAAGCAATCGATGCAGCACTCGGCAAAACTGTCGGAGCAGCAAATCAACTTCCCACGGAACTACAGATGACTGCCCTGATACGTGAAATTAGCGACATTAACGCTGAGTTCTACGATCGTGGCGAAAAAGACATGAAAAAGAAATTCTGGTGGATGGAAGAGTTCCACAATTTCAACACTTATGCAGCAACAACCCTTGGTGCTGCTGCAGCTGCTAACGCAAGCGTCTTGACTCTCACTGATGCTTCCAATTTCCCAGCAGGTGGAGGCAGGGCTTTCAAGCAACCATCTGGTGATGGGCATGTGGATTACTTCGACTTTGGAGCTTCAGATCAGTCAACACAACTAACAACAGTAACAAACTTCCAACTTGCAGGAGTCTCAGGAGACAGGATCGAGCTGTTATATGCAACGCCAGCCGACTTCGGTGATGCAATAATAGTACATCTGGATCGTGTCCCCTATTACCACCAAGACCCCTTGCCCAACATGTTGCCCATTCGACCGTACTTTACGTTCAATGGTGCTTACATGCTGTTCCCGAGAGACACAGGAGCGCACAAAGGCACGCTGAGGTATTGGAAACAGGCAACCGACTTAACTACAAACGAAGACGATGCGGACAACAGGGCATTGTCGACCAATGTTCCAGACAAATACCGCAAATACCCGATCTTCCGTTTGGCAGCAGAGATTATGGTTGTCAAGAGAAGATTCGATTTAGTAGACAGATTTAATTTGGAAGCAGAGAAAGTTTACCAGAGGGCAATTCAAGCCGAGGTAAATGCTTCTGCTTCTCCTTACGATACCGTTGGACCATCATGGTAAGAACTGCCACACCAGTGGAATACAAGAAAATATCTCTTAACTTCAAGGGGGGACTGGACATGACATCTGATCCACAGAATGTCAAAGATGATGTTGTTGTGATTTCTGAGAACATGAGGATGTCAAGCAGGGGATTCTTATACACTCGCTACGGCATCGAATTGAAGACAGATTTCAGCACCAACAACGAGATAGAAGACATGGGTGTAAACCACCAGAGAAATGTACTGTTTGCAAAATGCAACGCCACCATGTATGCTGGCGTCTCTGCAGATACGATGTACGATATAGGAGTGGTGAGAACTGCTGACACAGATGAAGTGTTGCACGATTTTGGAGATTACATGATTGCAACTAACGGAACAGATAATATGATAACATTTATCGTTGGTCTTGTCGGAACACAATTCATAGCCAGCGACACCACAATAGTTCTTGGTGCTGGGCATAACCAGAACTTCCGAACACCAAACACTGGCAATTGCACCGCCACCGCAGGAACAGATGTGATCGATGCAGTTGGTCATGGATTGGTAAATGGGGACAGGGTTGCATTCTGGAGCGACGACACTCTTCCAGGAGGAATCTCTGAGTGGACAGAGTACTTTGTAATTAACAAGAACACCGATGATTTCCAGATCTCCACTACGTACGGTGGATCGGCTGTGGATATCACTGATGCTGGAACTGGCACACACTCCTTTACTGATGGCATATGCTACTGCAAAGGAAAGATGTTTGTCTACACTGGCAAATCTGGCAACAATTTCACTGGCGCAAGAGTCCAGTCTGGCACTTACACTGTTGGATTGGCTGTCACCCAGAGCTTCGATCCCCTTTACGGAAAGAAGGGAACCTGCATGTATGATCTAGATGAGAAACTGTTGCTAGGGGGAGTTTCTGGTTATGAGGATATGTTGTATTACTCTGCGACATCTAGCGAAGCAAATCCAGAATATGTTGTAGACTTTACAGCTGGCGATGCATCTGGCAAGCGAATGCCATCTGCTATAACTGCACTCATGAGCGGAAGCAAGACTGTCTTGATTGGCTTGAAGAAAGGCATCTATTATGCGCAGGGATTCAATGCAACCTCTGGTGCGCTGGAGAGCAAAAGAATAACAGACAACTTTGGTGTGCCGAATGCGCAATGCATCATATACATGGATCCGTACTACTTTGTGTTCACTGGCAAACGCATCTTGCAGATATACGTGCAGGACGATGGCAGAGCACAGCTCATAGAACCAACACGTGAAAATGAATTTAGACCATTTGATCATCCAGTGCAGGGATTGCTTGCAAAATGTGACGCAGACCAGAGTGGAGCATTTGGCTACTATGATCCAAACACGAACCACATGATATGGAGCGTGGTTATAAATTCTATCAATCAGGAGGCGGTGTGGGATAACAACAGCCACAAGTGGGTGAGCGTGGACAAAGGAAAGCCAGTTGCCTGCCGAGTGTCTTACAACAGCAGGACTTACAGTGGCGATGTTAACGCTGGGAAGATTTATCTTGAGGATGAAGGGTTGGCAGATGATGGAATAACGATTGCCCACAGGGTGTTGACACGTGAATATGTTTATGATGACGAAAGGGCAACAATTGATTTGACAGAGTTTTACCACGCTGGTTACTTAAGTGGTGCTGGAGATCTGAATTTGCATATCTATGCAAATGGAAAGAAGCAGAATACCATAAACATACATGCGCTCGACAAGGAGAGTGGTGACGGATTAGTTACTCTGGGTCTTATGGATCTGGACAGTGGCACCCCTATTGGGGGAGGTGTCATCGGTGGCATCACTTTCTTGTCGAGCGGTGACGAAGAAGAAGTGTTTGATTATGATTATCCACTCGGATTGCTGGATAGTGCAACCACTTACCAATTCGAATTTGAAACAATTGAAGAAGGAACTCAATGGGCACTTCGGCAGTCCAAATTGATCGGAGAAACCACTGAGGAAAATGTTTCTGTACCCACTCAATAATTATGGACTTAGATAGATTAATACCAAAGGCAACAATAGCAGGGCTTGCGCTGTGCTTCCTCTCACTTGCAGCGGTTGGTTACATAAATCCAGCTGAAGCGACTACAAGCTGGGATGTGCACAATGTGCCAAAGATGTACTTGTACAGAGGAATAAGCACGACGCAGACCACCAATATCCAGCTAACTGGACCAGTGATCAATGGCACAATTTCTGACTTCCCAACACAGAGCGGTGGAATAATTGAATTGACACAGGGTTCCAAGGTGGAGAAGATTTACTACAGCATAGCAACAATCAATGCAACAACAAAAGTTGTGACGCTGACTGGAACTGTGGTGAGGGACATACCATGGAACAGCACAACCAGCTTTACCACTGGTGGCAATGGTCAGCAATTCCAGAGAGGCGCAACAGCCAAACTCTCCAATGATGCAAGATTGTTCAATCTGTCTGCCTACAGAGACAGGGTAGATACCATGATTGGCAGTGGTGCAATTCTTTGCGGTGCAACAAATCAGCCTTGTCTTATTTCAAATGGTCTAACCACAGCGCAAATACAAGGATTCACTTATGGAACTGCAGCAGGATTGTATCCAATTGTGTTCGATACCACAAAAGGTTCTTATGTCTACTGGGATGGTTCAAAATGGGTGAACTTCGGATCAGGATCCATTGTTAATGCGCTGTTCGATGTCTCTGGTAAGGTGGAATTTGGATCAGGAAGCGAATTGTTGCAAAGGACAGTCAGTGGTTCCACGACTGCGAGACTTGCAGTTGGCACCACTTCTCTAACAATGACAGGTGGTATAGCCTATGCAAATGGTTACATTCCAGTTCTAAACTCTGATGGTTTTATACCTACATCAGTTGGAGGTACAGGTACAGGATACAATCTAGGCACTGGTGGTGTAATGTTCACTCAAGGCACAGGAGCTATGGTTGAAATAAGTGGCACTCCTACATCTTCTACATTCGTAAGAGGAGATAAGACATGGGGAGCTCCACTAACACTATTCGGTTCAGGTGGAAGTGGGGCTGTTACACTTTCGGCTGATACACAATATGACCCTGTTGGGAATTTTAACTTCACAACATTTACTCTTGATGCCTCAAGGACACTAAGTCTAAGTGCAAGTAATGCAGTCTTAAGAATAAATGCTACTAGTAATGTTACTATTAACGGTACTGTTGATCTAAATAATTCTGGTGGATCAGGGGGTACTATTGGGATTATAGGAGGAGCAGGGCAATCGTATATCAAAGGTTATGATAACGATAGTGGTGCGCCAGGCTCAAGTGCAGGAGGTGCAGCAGGTGGTGGTGGTGGAGGAGCATCATCTTTAGCCGATGGTACAGCAGGTGTAAATGGAAGTGGTACAGGTGGGGCAGGTGGAACAACTATTACAGATAGGCAATTAGCAATGTTGCAATCTGCATCTCTAGCTTCTCCTGTTTGTGGAGGTGGAGGAGGTGGAGGAGGTAATGATACAAATGAGGTAGATGATAATGGGAAGGGTGGTAATGGAGGAGGTTGTTCACTTTGGTTTATAGGTGGTAATTTAACTCTTGGAGCTTCCTCTGCCATAACAGCGAACGCAGAAAACGGACAGGTGGGGGAAACTGCACAAGGAGGAGGAGCAGGCGGAGGAGGTGGAGGTCATGTAGTTATAATCGTAGCAGGAACAATAACCGATAACGGTGTCACCTTATCAGCAACAGCAGGTGCAGGTGGTGCAGGGGTTGGAGCGTCAGGGGCAGGAAGTGCAGGTGGGGCAGGACTTATAACAATCTACTCGCTAACAGATGGACGTATTATTACCAATTAATATTGAATGCTAATCTATTAAATTATGTTTACATTAAAAGAAAATCGGCTGATATACGCAACCAGAGGTACTGGCAAAGGACAACAGCGTTTGGGCAAAAGAAAGCCTGCACCCAAGCCTACTCCTAGAAGAGCAACACCAGTTACACCTAGAACAACAACTCAACGTAATGTTGGTGGCGTTGGTGTTAGGCGTGTAGGTGCTTCTTCTGGAAGACCAGCAGGTCCAATAACAAGCACCAGAAGAACAACAGGAAGAGTTAATCCGAATCTAACAGCAGGTGGCACACCTGTTCCTATAGTTCCAACTCCTTTACCACAGCAAGAGAGAGAAGATGCGAGGTTAGCGAAACGCCCCAGAGGTAGTGGTCCAAGGGTATTTAGAAGCGTACAAGAGCTTATAGAAGTTAGAGATCAATTAACATCTGAACAGTTCCAGGCTGCCAAACTTCAGTTAAGTCGTGGTGCAGCAGGAGTTGACCCGTTTGCATTTGGAGGAGAAGGTGCAAGGCGTGATGAAGAGGGTAACTTACTTGTAAGACCTATATCTACAGATCCAACGCCCTCACAAATAGCAGCAACCAGAGGAGATCCTTTCGGCAAAGGCATACCTTCAACACCATTAGGAGAAGGTGCAGGAGCAGGTGGTATGGCGGTAGCTAGGGCAGGGCAGACAGGATTTGGTGGTTTAGCAGATGCGCCAGGTGAAGGATTGAGTGTAGCCGAACAGTTTAAAAGAATTGATGATATTACCGCAGAAAGCATGGCTAGTATAAGCCCTGCACAAGACTTTGAAACTCAACAACGAGCAAGAGAAAATGCAATACGAATACAGCAGCAGATGAAAGATGATGTATTGAATAAGGCACGAGCAGAGGCAGCATTGGCACAAACGAAAGCTGCAGAAGCGGAAACAGGCGCAGCAGAAAGGCAGGCAGCAGGTGCCTTCGACTTTAAATTCGATGGTGTTGACATGACTGGCTTGGAAGGAAGTCAACACGAACAAAAAACTGGAACCAGTGCAGCGTCCAAAGCACCAATCGGCATACAACAAATGTTCGCAGACAACCCAGAGCTTGTCAGCATATACGAACCATTGGTTAATGCGCTGATTGGTGGCACTGATCAACAGGCAAATGCTCTGTTGTCCACCATAATGCGAGCAGAGAGACAAGGGGACAAGGCTGCTGCTGTTGCGGAGAGTGCGATAACTGCAGCAAAGGATTTCCATGAATCAATATTGTCAGAGTTAACAGAGAGCAAGGACATTGCCCTTGATGTTGCAAAAGAGAAGAAGGCGCAGGCAGATTTCCAGAGAGCCAAGTTCGCAATGAAGCAGAACTTTGTGATTAACCAGCAGATGGAGAAGAACATAGACAATGAGTGGATTCGCAGAAGGCAGGTTGCTTCGATGGGATTTGCCCACGATGGCAATGGCTTGGGCTGGATGCAGAGAGAGACAGCGAGGGCAAATGAAGCGTTGGCATTTCTACAGACTTCAACCAATATGGAGGTTGCAGAAATGGCAAGAACTGCATCAGAACAGTATTCAATATCGGTGAAGAGCGCACTGAACCAGTATGATATGAAACTGTTGCAATTGGATAAGAGTTTGGATGATGAAATAGATAGCATAATGCAAACGCTAAGCCTCGGTGACGAGAAGCGTGAAGAGAGAATCTTTGCTGCGTACAACAACTACCTAGCGTCTGTTACCAAGAATGACATCGAGATGGCGAAGATCCAGCGTGATGCTAACAAGTTGTTGTACGATAGTGCAACAAAGGTTCAGGATGCAAGGATCAAGTCCCAAGATCGCACGTTTGACTTTGAGCAACAGATGGTTGACAGAATCAAAGGCAATGATATCCTGAAAGATGTGAGAAGTGTTCAATCTGCGCTAGGAGTTGTGGAAAGTGCGAAAGTGAGATTCCAAGAACTTGTTGCAGCAAAAGAAAGAGGGGAACAGGTTAACTTTGGCGGTGTTCAACAGGCACTTGGTGTAGCATTCCAGAAACTTCTGGATCCAGGATCTGTTGTTCGAGAAAGTGAGTTTGATCGAACAACAAAAGGACAACCGCTTTGGGAAACCCTTAAAGGACAATGGGAAAAGCTCGAAGCTGGAGGTCTTGGCTTGACTGAGAAAGGATTTATGGAGATATACAACACAACAATGGAACTTGCAGCTGGGTATGATAAACTTTGGGATAGAGAAATACAGTCTGTGGAGAATGCAATCACTCGCTACAACAGCTTCAGCCCTGCGGTGCCAGCAGATCCCAAATCAATCTTGCCTCAGGAGCTGATGCCAGAGAGAAAAGAATTCACCGACGGATTTGACAGTGCAAGTAACGACTACTTCGAGAGTCGTGACAGGTTTAATGGAGATGGAACTGGGGGGGCAACACCACCGCCAACAACTCCATCTATCCAACCGCTTCCAGGAGGGGATATCCCAGGAGGCGCATTGGTTCCCACTTCTCTGGGTGGCGAACAAGCTGAAAATCCGTTGTCAATTGATCCATTTACAGTTGCATCTGCAGGATTACAAGAAGGTGTCGATTACGACGTTGATGAATCTGGTGAAGTGGGAGTGTTTGGAGATCCGCAGAAGTTCTACCGCAGGTTTGCCGATAAGGCTGGTTTCTATAATGAAAGAGGCGCAAAGAGATTCAAATCTCCTGCGTTGGCAAACATCAAATTCCCGAACAAGACTGAATGGGGCAAAATGAGCGAGACATCCAAGGGTGAATTCATTCGCCGATTAACAAGATCGAGTGCACGTGCGGAACTGGGCGCAACAGGGCAAACGTCCTTTTTTGATATCCCAGGATTACAATTTCTCAACCCATGACAATAAAAGAAATTAATCAGATGAGGCGAGATTCCGGAGACGAGACAGCGTTTACCAATCTGAGCAGGGATGACGCTGGTTTCAGAGACTATGTCCAATTTATGGAGGGCAGGCTGGGGGATGACATTAACTCTTTTGAAAAGGCGAGGATGCCAACTAAACTGATGGACAAGTACTATGGTGAAAAGAGAGTTACTCCTGAAAACAACAGGGCAGAATCTTTGCATCGCACGCAGAAGATTTATGACGAATCCCAACAGCGCAAGGAAGGCATGTTTGGCGACTTTGTTGAAGGAAGCAAAGACAAAGTTCTGGATGTCCTCGAAGGTGCCATGGGTGGAGTGCAAGAGTTCTTCTCAGATGCTCAGGCTGGTGAAAGATTTAAGCAATCATTTGCCCCAAGTGATGTGAGAGGGAAGAGGCAGGCGGGACTCAATAAACCTGGATTTGACATTGGCGACATAACTGGAATGGGTGGTGATATATTGTCTGGAGGATTGGGTGCGCTAGGCGCAGGTGTTGGAGGAATTGCTATCCCAGTTGCTGGTGCGCCCATTGGTGCTGGCATTGGTTTTGGCATCGGCGAAGTGGCGAGACAAAACATTGGAGAATTGATGGGAGTCCGTGAGGCGCAGCCTCAGGAATTTGGAGAAATAGGAGAACAAGCCGTCCTTGGTTTGGGAGCAGAGTTTGGGCTGGGCATATTGGCGAAGTTGATGAGACCATTTACGAAGGTTCTGCCGAGAAAGGTTATATCACGTTTGATAAGACCAGGAGCAAAAGAGCTTGAATTCGGAAAAGACCCTGCGCTTGCAATTGCAAGAGAAGGAATAACAGCTAATACAATGAGGGGGCTGCAGGCTGGTGTCAACAAACGAAAATCCGAGATAGGAAAACAGATTGGCGAAAGGACTTTGCAATTCAGCAGAGGAAAGAAGGCTCCGCAGATAGACATTTCTTCTGCAGTGGCACCAATAGATGATGCGCTGAGAAAGGCAAAAGGCTTGCCGCGTGAAAACGCAGCACTGATAAAACGATTGGAGGATCTGAAACAGGATCTGCTGGAGCAAGGCACGGTATACGTTCCGCATGGAGTTTGGGAGAAAAAGAGTTTTCTAAGCGAATCAATGCGATGGGCTGAAGACACAGACAACATTATGAACAAAGTGAAGAAGAAAGTTTACAGCAAGCTGGACAAGATGCATGACGATGCAGTCCCAGGAATTAAAGAACTCAACAGCAGATATGCCGATTTGGCTGGCGCAAAGACAGCACTCAAGCGAAGGATTGCGCAGATGGAGAGGTCTGGCGTTGGTGTTATGGATATTGGGCTGGCGATGCTTGGTGGAACATTAGGACAGGAGGGTGGTGTGCCAGAATGGGCAGAGTACTTTATCTTGCCGTTGACTGTTAGGGCACTGAGAAATCCTGCTGTGCGCACAAGATATGCAGCAGCGTTGGCTCGCAACCCATTGGCAAGGGATTATGTGAGATCAAACATCACCCCAATGCTTGAGGTTGCAGAGAGAGTAGCTGTCATGGAGCTTTTGGAATCTTTGGAGCCAGAAGAACTTAGCCCACTAGGAATAGATCAGCCAACTCGATTGTAATGGCAATCCCTATGAAAATTAACAATTCCTGCACGATCTCATTAAACTCCTTTCTACATGGTTCGCAACCCAATTGATCCAACCTCACTCGGCAACCCTAAGACACTCACTGGAGCAGGATCCACATTGTTGAACCAATTGGAGGAAGAGGGTGTAGTTCCAGGGCAAGAACCTGAGAGGAATCCCATGGTTCCGGATCTCCCTGATCTCTCTCCACCAGAAGGCGCATTGGATGTAATTTCTAACCTTGGGCAAAGTGCGGAGCACTTTCTAACCCAAAGTGTTCCGCAGTCTGCGCAAGAGAATATTGCAGGACTGGCACAAATGGTTGCACATCCAGTGCAAACAGGGCAATTTCTTGGAAGAGCTGCACTTGGAGGAGTTGAACATGGATTACGAGGTCTTGTTGGTCTTGGCGGAAGGTTCGGAGCCGATGAAGAAAAGGTTGCAAGGTTGCAGATGGGACTCAAATCCAGCCAGAATGAACTGAATCTGGAGTCAGCCAAACTGGTTGCAGATGTGTTCAAATCCCGTTATGGAAGCACTGAGTCGGCAATCAACACCATGTACAGTGATCCATTTGGATTCATGGGAGACCTTGCAATGACTTTGGGCATCTCAGCAGGTACAGCAAGGGGTGCTGCAAGGCTTGCAAGGATGGAAAGAATGGCTCACAGGCTTGCTCAAGTCCAAAGGGCTGCCGACGTTGTAGACCCCATTGTACTCGCATCCAAGGGAGCGTTAGAAGTGGCTCGCCCATTGTATCAGGTTGCTCAGGAGAATTTGACGACTAAGGTTCTGAGCAGGCTGGAAGGGCACAGAGAGGTCAAGCCACAGTTTATTTTGGATCAGGCGAAGAGGAGTGACATCAGACAAGCTGAAAGTCAGATGATTGAAAGAGTTCTTGCTGATATGGATGTTCCAGAAGGTGGAAGAATCGATGTGCAAGAGTTCAATGACAGGGTGCAGACAGAGCTGTTGCCACTGGAAGCGAGCGATGCCACAGAAGCGAAATTTGCACAGCGAGGACATGACAATGTTTTTACCAATGAATTGAGAAGACCAAGGTATGAAGAAAAGGCGACACTGCCTCAAGATGTCAGGGGAAATGTCGCCAATTACATAGAAAGGGTATATGAATCGCCAATCAAGACATCTGCTGGTCATATGGGGCTAGATACTGGCAATTATTTCGCCCACGCTCGTATCGAGGATATAGCAGACCAGTTGCCAGACAGAATAAATATGGATCCAGCGGAATATGCTGAAGCACTTAAAGATCCAACGAACATTCGCCTGCGTCGTATTATCGAAGTCCAAAGCGATTTGTTTCAGAAGGGCAGGCTGAAAAAAGAGGCACTCCCCATTGGCAACATTCATTACAAAGATGTTGACGATGTTATTCATGTCGCCAGAAATAGAGATTTAAGCGCAGATCAAATAGAAGATCTAATAGATAGACATTCGCTTAGCGAAATACATGCTGAGCCAATAAGAAAAAGAATTTCAGATGGCATTAGATCAGATGGTCGACCGATACTGTTTACAGCGCAGGGGAAAGGGAGTCTTGAGAAATTGGCTAAAAGGCTTGAGGATGTGCCAAATGACACATTCAGGAAAAGGTCTGCCGAACTTGCTCCTCTCCAGCCCTACCGTAACACATGGCACGAGCGCATTTTACGTGAAGAGATTCAAAGAGCTGCAGCAGATGGCAAGACAAAGTTGCAATTGCCCACAGGAGAGACTGCAATGCAAATAGAAGGATTAGGCGGTGGTGTTGGCGACTGGCTTGACGAATCTGGCAGAACGGTAACAGATCTGCAAGACCATGAACTGGGCATAGTTAGAAATGCGAGAACTGGAGAAGAGAGGGTTGTAATTGGAGAAGGTCCAGGAGACGTTTATTATTCTGTCCAAAAAGAAAAATACGATGAAGTTTTTCAAGACGAATTTGTAGATTGGCTTGAAGATAATGATTATGATTTAGATCCATACAGCAACAAAGGGAATGCGAAACTTGCTAAGCTGGAAGAACAGTTTAGGGACAACGAATTTGAACCATTTGTACTAAGTGATCATTTTGAACAGATACAGACTTCATCAGGAATAGAAAATCATCCAGTCTACAAATTCTACGAAGGTGACATTCCCAAATTTCTAAAAAAGATTCATCCTGAAATGCGCAGAGCCAAAGACGGTCAAGGCGTAGAATGGTTCGAGATTGACTTAACCGAAGCAGATGCAACCAAACCAATCGAAGCATTTCAGCAAGCTCTTGCCGAGAATCCAATCCCTCCAGCAGAAGCTGAGTCTATGGTCAGGCAGTTCTTCGACGAGAAAGAAGTTCCCATTGAGTTTGTCGACAACATCCAGACTCCTGCAGCTGAGCAGGCTCTCGGAGTTTACTACGATGGCATGATTTCCTTCATCCAAAATCCCGATGCAACCACACCTGCGCATGAAGCTGTTCATGCTTATATGGACTTGTTTACTGCTGCTGATCGCAAGACAGCTATTCTTGCCGAAGTACAAAAGCGTTTCGACATTGCAGATGCCACCGCTGCAGAGGAACGACTTGCCGATTTGTTTGTTGAATATACCAGAGGTGGTAAAGTTACCCTCGGCACCAAAATGAAAGCATACTTCGACCAAGTCATCCAAGGAATCAAGAGTTTGGTTGGCAAGGAAGACAAAGTGAAACAGCTGTTTGCAGATCTGGTGACACGCAAGAGAGAAGTGGATGCTGACCTTGCTGACCAAGGAGTGTTTATCTCCCCAGAAGCGAGGGCATCTGGAGTGATGAAAGATGCTGCTATGGGCAGGCTGGGATCCGTTGATGAAGCGATACAGGCATACGGGCTTAAATCTGGCGATGTTGATGCACTTCGCAATGAAACCGCTGCACTTGAAGCTATGGGTGGAACGGATGAAGCGTTGGGCATGATGGATGAGGTGGCGAGACGATTGGAAGAGCAGAAGTTTCAGCCAGCAGATATATCCCAATCCTTGCTTGATGAAGTTGGGAAGTATAAGACTGCGGAGGAGTTTGTGAAGGCACAGCCAAAGGTGTTTCATGGAGGAAGAACAGAAGTTACGGAATTTAAGGGAGCAAAAATTAGTACATATGCTGATGAAAGAGGGGCATTATTCGCATCTACTGATAAACAGGTTGCAGAAAGTTTTGGGGAAAAGACAACAGAGGTTTTTCCAAATTTCAAAAATCCTCTAATTGTAGATGCAAAGAAGAATAATTATTTTGAAATTCCAATTACTAAAGAATTACGAAAAGATATACACATCAGCCATAAAACTATAGACACTGACTCTATTGTGGAAATAGCACAACAGCGTGGACATGATGGGGTAATTATCAAGCGAGTTATAGAAGGAGCTGGAGAGTTTGACCCATCAGATGCAAGAGATTTATATGTTGGACTTTCAAAAAACTCAATCCTTACCAAATCCCAACTCACCGACATCTATAACCAAGCAAAGAAGTCACCGAAGTTTCAACCAACTGCAAGCACCCCTAAAGATCCTATGGCAGAAAAAGCAAAGGAGTATGGGAGTGCAGCAGAATTTCAAAAGGCATTAGACATAAACTACGAAGACAGTTGGCGTGGTGCTAAACATAAAAACGCTGACAAATTGAGCGAGGCATTTGATGGCTACTATTTCCATGGGACTGACAGTGTGGATAGTATAAAATCAACAGGCTGGCAAAAGAGGGGAGATTATTTCAACAGTGGTGTGTACTTTGCCAACACGCCAGATGAATCAATAAGGTATATGAAGCAACTCAGGGGAGGGGGAAAAGAAAAAGGTGTGATAGCTATAAAACTGGACGACTTAAGGATTAAAAGGCTGGACGACCCAGAAGGAGTAAGGCATGTTAGCAAAGTAAATCCAGGTGTAGAAGAAATGGTAGAGAAATTGAAAAGGCAAGGATACGATGGCATACGAGATGAATGGCAGACGCTGGTTTGGAATACAGATAAATTGCCAGAAGCTCAAACTCTTAAAGACATCTACAACCAAGCAAAGAAGTCGCCAAAGTTTCAGAAGGCAGCAAAAGTGCCAGAACCTGGAGATCCAGACTTCCCATTCCCGCACATAAAAAACTTTGACGAGGATGCCCTGTTTGATGAAACTTACAGGAAAGGGAAGAAGAATTACAAACTCGTGCACACGACCAGCAGATCTGGTGCAGCTGGTGATGCTGGCGAAGGGGGAATGTGGTTTGATGTTGCTGGCGGTTTTTCTGACGAAATTTTCAGTAATCAGGGTGCGGAAGCAGGAGAGTGGATGACGCAGGGTGTGTACAATGTTAAGCTGGATAATCCGCTAGTCGAGTATACCACAGCTGATGTGATACGCAAGCTATGGGGCAAGGGCAAAAAGAAGCCAAAGGAGATAAAAGAATATCTTAAGCACCATGGCGACGATTTTGATGAGGATCTTGGCGATGGGTTTATTGCAGACGACGAATTTGCTGGTGAGATAGATGTTGCCATTGCAAAAGAAGCAAAGAAACAAGGTTATGATGCTGTGTGGTATGAAGACAGAGGGCATGGCGGTGAAGAGATCCAACTTTTGGATGGCAAAAAAGCAAAACTTGAACATGTGTTAGACGCTGAATACGGAGGCGACTAAGCCTAAATTGAGGTGCACCAACCTTTGATAACTTTCTTTAAAATTCTTTCCCCGACATCCTGTTTCTGTTTCCCTACTCCCTTAAACTATGAACATTGGAGGAATCAATACACCATTCGATGATTGCGATTCTGATTCGCAGTCCATCGATACAAGTGGTGGCACACTTGCAGCACTCTTTACAAATCTCACACTGACTAAGTGCAGAGGAGTTTCAATACAAAACAGGGGAAGCGCAAATGTGAGGATTGGAAGCACTGCCGCAACGGCAAGATTTAATATTCTGCCAGGAGCAACTTATACCGCTTATGCTAAGGATCTTGCTAAGATTGCAATTATTGCAGCATCTGGAACGCAGACAGTGGACATCTTTGTAGCTATTTAACCCACTGAATTATGCAAATGGGCAATACATTCTCGGCAATTGGCAGATTCGCAGCTGTTACTGCAGTCTCGTTGATGACTTTATATACTGGTGCACACTTCATGGTGAAGGACGATGACACTGGCGTGGCTCTCATCGATTGTAGCGGGACTGGTTGTATCATGGGTGTTTCCCTTACAGTGCAAGGGACTAAATTGAGCACAGGAGCAACTTTAACACAGGCTTCGACAGATAATCGTTATATCAGACGTGCTGGTAATGCAGTTCAATCTCCATCAATGACTGGCGCACTTGTTATTCAGGGTGCGAATGTTGTAGCTTCTGGTGCGATAATAACTGCAAATGCGACAATAAGTGGTGTGCTCTCAGTAGATGGTGCCACCTCTTTCCAAGAAAATGTAACACTAAGTAATGGTGCTGATCTGTCTATGACTGGTGCAGCGGTTAGCGCAACAGGTTCTACAAGACGTTACGTTGTCTTACACTCTGGATCGGGCACTAGCGCAGCTACAGGTGTAAACGTACTAGGAGGATTCCAGTCGCCCATCGTTGGTTCGATTACTCAGGTTAAATGTTATGTTGGAGAGGCAGGGAATAACGGATTAACTTCGTTTGATGTAACAGCAGGAGGCACTAGCGTAACTTCGACCAACTGTACCGTAGATGCTACGGAGGTATCTAGCACAACGGCAGCGACCCCACCCGTAGTGGACACAGCTAATAACTCTCTTACAGAAGGAGAATTGATTAAAGTCGATATGAACTCACCCTCAACCACATCCCCTATTACTTTTGCCGTAGAGCTTACTATTGATGTAACCACCTTTCCCTAGTGCATGAAAAAGCTATCTATCTCACAGGCAAAGCGAATAACAGCCTCAATAGCTTTGGTAAGTTCATGCGTGTTCTTTTTTAATGTTGGGCATGTTACTGCGGCAACCGATCTACCTGCTAACGCTGACCTACCTCAGAATGGTAATATAGTTGGACGTTGGTATTTAGATGAAGCATCTGGAACGAGGGCTGACTATTCTGGTAATGGCTTCACTCTAACGGATAATAATACAGTTTTGGCAGCAACAGGTATAAGTGAAAATAATGCAAGTGCGGATAACGCAGCACACTTTGAAGACTCTAATTCCGAATCTCTAAGTAGAGTAGATGAAGCAGAACTTTCTATTACAGGTGATCTATCACACGCCTTTTGGGTTAAGTTTGAGTCTTTCCCTACTGGAGGTAATCAAATGTATTTCGCAAGTAAATATGATGCCACCAATACCCGTAGCTGGTATGTACGATATGAAGAAGATAATGGAACGAATTATTTAACATTTTTTTGTTCATCAGCAGGAGTGGGTGGCACATTTGGCACAAGGGTCGCACATACATTATCATCTTTGGCAACGTGGTATCATATCGTGGTTGCGTATGATGCAAGTGCAGGTACAGCAGATTGGTATGTTGGTGGCTCAAGTGTTGGGCAAGCTACTGGGCTTCAAAACTCAATAGCAGACTCTAATGCAGCTTTCTATCTTGGAGCATTTGGTTGGGGTCCGGGTAGATTTCTTGATGGAACAATGCAAGACCACGTTCTATGGGATACTAAACTAACAAGCGCAGATGCTTTGTCTGATTATCAGGCTTACACAGTAGCAAGTGCAGGTGCGGCGACAACTCCAGCAGGGAGAGGGATTATTATTATTTTCCACATGGACACTAATAGATATGTATAAATACCTAATCGCATTGGCAATATTAACAACTGGCGTGGTCTATGCTCAGGTGACTGTAAAAGACGAAGTCAATACTGAGCTGGCTCCAATCTCTGCATCCATTGATCAGAAACAATCTGATTACTTTTCTCAGCATGGCAAATATTGGCAGGGGATTAAAACACTAGATGAAGTTACAGAATTAGAGCAAGATTCCCAGAAGAATCGCAAGGCAGATGGCACTGAGGATTGGGTAGAAATGGGAATCCCTATTCCCAACAAGAGCAAGTATTCCTATCAAGTTGATAACTACAAATCTCCACAAGGTTGGGGCTACACGATCACCACTAAATACAAGGACAAGGGCAATGTTTACATGAAAGTTGAAAATCATGGTCCAGAAACTCACAGAGCAAGAGATTGGGCACTTTACAACCCACCGTGAATTTGATGAAACCACCAGATTATCCGCAGGCAAACAGAAGGTTAGTGCAAATCACATGGCGAGAGCTTGCGGTTGCAGTCATCGGTTTGCTTATGGCAGGAGTCATGTGGTGGATGAGCCACATAGATGCCACTGTCGACAAGCACGCAGTTAAGATTACTGAGGTGACAACTAAACAAGACAACTTTGAAGCGTGGCTCAAGCGTGTAGAGGAGAAACTGGATGATGCTTTATTTCAAGGCTTCGGCATAGAATATGAGGAAAGTAAATCTGTCTAAATATACGGCTGAAAACTTTGCCAAAGTAAACACTTTGCTCCCGCAATTGCAGCCAGTGTTTAGGGAATTGCTCTGGCGGTGTGCAATCGCCAATGTGTATGTCCGTGTAGTCTGTGGTTATCGATCTGAAGAAGAGCAGGCTAACAAGTATGCGCAAGGCAGAACCATTCCAGGAAACATAGTCACCAACGCTAAGGCAGGATGGAGTTTCCACCAGTATAAATGTGCCATGGACATCGTGCCATTGATAAGGATCAACACCCTCAGGTACCTTGTGCCTTGGCAGGAGAAAGCCATGTTTGCTCAGATCGCCTATCTTGCCTCTGAACTCGGCATAGAACAGCCTATCGCTTGGGATCTGGGGCATTTGCAGTACGATGGAGGAAACACTATAGAGGAGGCAAAAGACGGGAACATAATCAAAGAACCAAATTTTGAAGCTGTTGCACTCCCGAAAGAACTTGCTCGTGCAAGGGAAAGGCTTCAGAATGATGGCATTATTCCATTACCCATTTAAAACATGGACTTTTTAAATCCTTCTCACACATTTGCTATGGTAGATTTCGTTACTGACCCAGCAATTGCAGCCCTGTTTGCAACTTTTGCAGCAGGACTTACACAAATCGCCAAGGAGACATTCAGCCTGAAGAAAGCTCTTCACATTAGATTTGTTTCTGTCGCTGCTTTTGCAGGAGGCGCAATGCTCCACTACCTGCTTCCCGATGTCTGGCAACTAATGTTCGATCTTGTTGCAGGTGGTATCGGAACAACAGGAAGCATCGGGCTTGCTAAAGAATTTGTTCGTGGTGGTCGAAAAGAAGGCTAGTCGCCTGCCCATTCTGTCACCGTGACTTCCATATGTGGCTTCTCATCGGAGCCACATTTTCTTTGATCGAATGTTATTCTTGTCCAAGTCCGTGAATCCCGATAAATATGACCATAAGTCTGCAAAGCATCCACCAGATACTTGCAGCCAGCTGGCACGTTCTGGTCATCTATTAATCTTTTTGCTATTCTTACTATGCGCACTCGCTTTTTACTTCTTTCCGCAGGACGAGTCCCTGCTGCTTCCCTCACTAACCAAAACCAAAAATCCCTCGCCTCCGAGCGTTTCGTCCAATGCATACGCTCCCATGGATTTTGGGAAGGCGTCACTTCGTCAATGCATAGATGTAAATCTTCCATAGTTAGTCTGGGGTATCTTGCTTGTTGAATTTCTTGAGCTGTTGCTTATTTGGTGGCTTCCAGCGATTTGCACCACAGTGTTCACAGTCTGGCAAATTAGTTGTTAGCTCACACCACTGGTTGACTCTGCAATTTTGGCAGATGAGTGGAACAAGGTTAGTCATCATTAAGTGCAGAAACAAGAGCCTTACAACGAGGCTGTTGGATTATTTGGTCGTCATTCATTTTTCTTTTGAAGGATCATACAATTCCATCCCCTTCTCAATCTCTTTCAATTTCTTGTACAATTCCTCGATCTTCACCATGTTCTCTGCGTACTTCTCAGACATTGCTTCGTATCTTGCTTCCCTTTCCTTCTTTGGTGTCTTGAAGAGACCATCCCTTCTCATGAGGAGATCATTGGTCTCGTCAATCAGCTCCTTGATTTCCTGTACAAGCTCTTGCCTGTTCTTGTCGGTCGGTTGTCCAGCCAAGTTAATTTCGAGCCTAGATGCCGATGTAAAGTCACGTTTCTGCACTAAGCGTTTAGACATGTTCTTCTTCGGGGTGAGGAGGGACATTTAACATCTTGTGCAGCCTGTCACAAATCATTTCCATTTGCTTATTGCTCAATTCAGTGGTTGATTTTTCAATCATCCCGAACATCTGCAAACATAGTTTGAACCCTGCTCGGAATGTGCTCGGGAATTCGTACACTGGCTTTGCCCCAGCATATGGCAACTTTCCTCTCGCTGATTCTTTGCAAGCCTGCACGAGCAGGACTTCGAAATGCCGACGGAGATCTAATTGATCTTTCATGCAATCTTAAGTGAGATATCCCTGTCTTTTAACTTAACCATTTTGCCATAAGGCTTGGATTCGGTGAAGGTGTCAATCGCACCTTCCATGGCTTTCTTGCTTACCGCATCGGTTTCAACCAAATGTCGGCAGATGGATTTCCAGTCTGTGGTCTCTTTATCCACCTTCTGGAACTGGAAGAACTTGCAAGCAAAATTGCCAACCTCAACTGCTCTAACACGCAGGAGTTTGGCACAGGCATCTTGTTTCGCCTTTGCTTCAAGGTAGTTTCTAAAACTTGGCTTTTCTTCGAAAGCCACAACTTCTTCCTGAAGCTCATCGACTGTTTCGACGAGTTCATCAGGAGACATTTCTTCTGGATCTAACGGAGTCATGTTGCTCGGGGGTAGAAATTAAACAGGTTCATTATGCCTGATAGGCACAGGGAAAGCAAGTTATTTTTTGTAAGCTGGGCAAAGGTTCTTCCACGGACACCAGCGACAAGCATTGCATGGTGTTGCTGGGAACAGGTCAAGCTCAATCATATCGACTGCCCCAAGGAATTTGTCACGGTATCCTTGCACCGCTTCTGGAGTAACATCCAGAGTAATCACTTGGCATTGTGGATTCTTGTTGGTTGTGACCACGATGTACAGGAATCTTTTCACTTCACTTCTGCCGATCTCTCTCAATCCCAGTGTGTACGCAAGGTGTTGCTGTTGTTCTTCCACCTTTTCCTTAGTCCACGGTCTGCCACTTGTTTTGAAGTCGACAGCATACTGCACATCATCCAACAGCAGGTCGACATAACCAAACAAAGTCTGGTTCCCGAGATCTGCTTTAAGTTGGTATTCACATGTCTTTCCTTCTTCCAACTGCGAATGTGGCAATGCTTTAACATCGTGGTGATCGTACATTGCTCTCAGCATTTTGCACACCAGTGGGTCTTCGCAGTTCCCGATGTCTTGCAAGTGCCAAGTTTCGTACGCCATGCTGTGGAATGCCTGACCGAGAGCTGCTGCTGGACCCATTGGATCTGGCAACTTCTCGACGTACTTAAAAGCGTATCTACGAGGACATTCACAATAAATTGCAATGGAACTAGGTGATTCGGCTCTTCTTCTCATTTGGCTTCGAGTAATTTATCTAAAAAGGGATTCTCCTCTTCCTGTGGAGCTGGGGATTCAGGTGGAGGTGGAGTGTCTTCAGTCTTGTCTGCAAACTCCTCTTCGAGGATTGTGGAGATTCTCTGGGCTTTGTCCATGCCAGTGTAATCCACACCCAATTCCTCAAGGATTGGTTTCAAATCCACTGATTTCATTTTTTGCAATTCAGCCAGCCTGCCTTCTTTTGTTCCTGTGCCAAACACCTCCTCTGCAGCTTCTGCTGTATCCACCACTTCTGGCTTGCCAGCTTTGAGCATCTTCACTTTGTTGGCATAAGCAGTTGACAGCTGTCTTGCCGCATGCGCTCCCCAGCTCTCGTTTGTTATAGCTTCTCTGCATGCCTCCAAATCTTCCTCTGTTTCTGCGACATTCAGCATATCCAAGATGCCTTGAGCATCCTCTGGCAATACTTCTTCAGCTTCCACCACTTCTGCCTTTTGCTCCTGTTTGGTCTTCAGTTTGTCGGGAACATCTTCTGCTGGTTGCACATCAACCACATCCCAAGCATCTCTCACCTCTGCCCCATGCAAAACTTCTGGGCAATAGAATCTTCCTGCATCTTCCACCACTTTCCACATCAGCATGTTCCTTGGCCATTTCTTCCAGTTATCTTTGCCAAGCAGGCTGGTAAAATCCTGTGTGGTGAATTCAATTTTGTACTCTGGTCTATCTTTGTATTTGAATGTAGCTGATGCTTTCTCATCGGTTCTCTCGTGCCACTCTATTTGCACACCTGCTTCCATCATCTTTTGCAAGTACACTTTGCCTTCAACTCCAACTCTGCCATTTATCAGGTAGAGAGAATTGATAGATTGCATGGGAGCCAATCCCATTTCTAATCCAGTTTGCACTACAACAATCGCTTTTGAAGCGTTGTTGATTGTAGAAGGCAAGGCTCCAGATTGTGCGAATTTCTGGCACATGAGTTCCATCGTTTGCCATGCTCCTTTGTCAAAGAAAAGATTCTTGACAGCTAACGTGCGGGAAACACGAGGATCATTGTCGGGAAGATCCTGCACCTTGATATCAGTTTCATCTGCCATGTGAATTGGGGGAAGGTTGAGTAAAATGGATTATCCTCTTTCTAAACATTATGACAAGCACAATGGCTTCCACAGTTACAGCGACTGCAACACCGAGGATGAAGTGGAATAAATAAAGATACATTTCCATAGTTATTGGGGGAAAGAATTAAATATCTTCTGGAATAGGATAGGGTTCGTCAACACAGAGAGTGTCGTTCTCTACATAACACAATTCGTAGACCTCTCCGTAGTAAGTTTCTGATATATTGTCCATGGCTCTCACAGCTTCGTCGCACACTCTTGGATCTTCATACTTAACGCAATGGATCATCCTCTCATGAAACGCTTTACATTGGACACATCTCAATTCAGTCATCAGGACTTCGTATTTGTCTCCGAGTTCTGCAACTGATTCATACATTTTGCCTTTTGCTCTGCTCTCATTTGGATAAATGAACAGAGTAACAACAAATAAAGTCATAAACATAATTAAGCCGATGGTTGGTAACGTGTTTTTGTGCATTTTTGTTTGGGGGGAAAAGAATTAAATGCCATTGGATGCTAGACCTAGATTGAAAGCTAGGAATAGATACATACCTATTATGATTATAGACATAATCAATTTTAGTGTGTTTCTCATGTTTGTTTGGGGGAGGAAATAAATACCTCCAGATTGCGGGAGACTGTCTTCGACACCACTCCTACTGGCTGAATGCCCAAGAGAAAATCCGTGGCATAGCGTTTGGTAGCTGGTCGGTTCGAGGCGCACAAGACGACCAGATGTTACCTCCTTCCAAAGAAGTTGGACTAGCCTGGCTTTAATCCGTTCTGCGAACGGAACCTCTCAGCCTCCCTGAATCTGGAGGCAGAAGAACCGATGGTGTCAAGGAACGATGCTCCTGAACTCTATTATGCCTGATAAGGGTAAGGAAGGCAACTCATTTTCTGGAAAGGAATTTTGTAGCCTCCACGAGTGTCTGTAACGGGAATGAGTGAAAGTCCCCTTGGGGGAATCCACCTCCGTCTCTCAGCTCTTTTTCTGCGCTGATCAACATCATTGCATCTTCGTACACATCTTCCAGTGATTTGCATTCTCCATATGGATAATCAATCTGAGGATCTTTGTGGTCTACATGTTCGTTGGAATCTAACAGTTTCTTTGCTTTCTCGATATGTTTATCGTAAATGTGCAGGCTGTTCGCCCTGTGAATATACCAGCCTACTGGCACATGCAACGCTGCAGCCATCGCTCTCTGCAGGAATGTGAACATCATCACATTGTGCGGAGTGCCATACCAGATGTCATTGCTTCTCATTTGCCCAAAGCAGTGTAATTTGCCATCACGAATCAAGAATTGCAAATTGAGGGTGCAGGGAATGTCTTTGCTATTGCCATTGACTACATCCCAAACTGGATTGTGGATTGTCAGCAATGCCCTACGGGAATCTGGGTCTTTTCTCAGAACATTGTAACAACGCTTGATCTGGCATTCGATCTCACCATTGTCAAACACCACTTGATCTTCCAGTGGCGGATTGCGCAGGTGGATCCTGTCGCCATAGTTGCCATCAAATTCTTTGGTTTGTTCATTGTACGCCAGCTTCACCAGATTAGGTGCATACTTGATATGCGCAGTGGCAACATCTGTTTCACTTTGTGTCGTAAACAAATAGAATGGCTCTAACATCGCAAATGCATAGCACAGCTTTCTCTCTTTCCAAGTGCACAAAGGCATGTTTGCAGGGATTGCAAAACCAGCATTGAGGATCTCTTTGGTTCCACCAAGAGAACTATCTGGTCTTGGGTGGACTATATCTCCATTGTGCACAATTGTTTGGATCATATCCTTGTATGCTTCGTTGAAGCTATCGTAAAATCTTGATGTTCCTAAGTAGTGGCTCATAGTTTAGAAGGGTAAATTGGGAGGAACTCCTCTTGTTTTTATCATAACTGATTCGTTTTCTTCGCTCAAATTTCTAATCTCTTCTGCCTTGAGATATTGCAGATACTTCTCGAGGTAGTGGATAGCCTTCTCAATGTCTTTGACAGGTGTGCCCTTGTGGCGGTGTCTTGCGATATACTTTGTGGCGCAGCCACAGAAATAATCCAGTCCCCAGTCAATGACCACATCCCAGTGCTCGTATTTGCCTTTGATGTAATGTGTGGGATTTTTCATTATTCTTGGGGAACTCTCATGTAAGGGTGGGCTGGCGTCGCCTTGCCATGTTTCTCCATGATGCAAGTGCAGGTCGTGTTAGGCTTGCCACATTCGCACCTGTCGGCTTTGTCAACAAGGGTGCGAAGATACTTGAGACGCTTCTTGTCTTTGCGCTTTTGCGCAAGACAAATCTGTGCGCCTAGGGAAAAGAGATTAACCATGAGCAAAATTGAGGAATAAGTAAAACAAGTGTGTAAATTGTGAGAGGAATTGACAGAATTATAAACAGGTCTGTTGGCATCAGGCAAATGCCCATCCAATATGCTGGTAGTAACAAATCATGCAATTTCATCTTGTTTGAAGGGGGAATACAATGGGCGAAATCTGCCGACACCTTTTTTAATGTTGCAGTATTTTCCGTACTCGCACAAGCTATGTTCGATGTTTCTTAGTGTGAGATCTTTGCCTTCGTATTTGGGAAAATCCTTTGGAAGATAGTCCACCTGCGCATCACGCAGAAAATTCAGGAATAATGACAGGTCATTGTTCTTGGTTTTGTGGGTGAAATTTCTCTCTGGCGCAACATATTGCATCCCCACGACTGCTCCTGGACCGACGTTCACCCAATCATTCTCTGTCCACATGTCTCCGCAATCTTCGTCTACGTTGATCATGTCGGTTGCAATCTCATAAGCGAGAAATGCTCCAACATGTTTTATTTGCTGTATCATCTTGTTGAACTCTTCATACTCTGTGGCACTGGCGATGCTCAAAATTAAACACTCCATATCCATGTTATCCTCTTCCACAAATGGCTCCATCACTCTCCTCAGTTCATCTATTCTTCTGTCTCCAGCTGGACAATTGCAGATTGTGCGATATGCTCCGCTGAATATCCTGACACCTTTGCTGTGCAGCCATTCCAACTTTGGAAAGAATTCATCCCAAGGGTCATCTATTGTTGGTATGCCACCAAGTGTTTCGAACACGCTAATGTTGTTGATAAATCTATACAACACAACTTGGTATATCTCGTTTGCAAACGAACCCTTTGGATCAATCCTCTCCCACAGGTACTGTGTCCCCTTATCCAACTCCCGATACACATTGGTAAACTTGTACAAACGAAGGATCATGTCATCTGTCCATGGGTATGGCTCTTTCTCCACAAATCTGCGGTGCCACATCTTCTGGCGTTTGCCCACAAATTCGAAGAAGCCTTTGATGTCATTTGGTTCATCCATGTCCTAAAGCAAGGGAACGTTCTTCTGCCCACTGTTCTCGACTTTTGGGGTGTTCATCCATTTCGAATATGAATTTAAGTTCTGGCTTCTTGCCAACGTGGTGGTCATGCCACAAGCCATGGCTCATCGGTATAACCTCTCCTTCCAGTGTTGCGACACGATCGTAGACTGGCTTCTCCCCCCTGAAGAACTCTTCACCGAGAACTGTAAGCACGTAGAGATCTGTCTTTCCTCCTCTTCTCGCATTGCCCAGTTTCCTCACAACCTTGAAGTATGCCAACTTGGCAAATTGGCTGTAAGAACTGGGATTGTCCCAACCGAATTTCTTCCACATCTGTCCTGTTGTCATCGGCTTCTTGTATTTGAACCAGTGCATGGCAAAGTCCACGAACTGATCCCTCAACCTGAAGTTGAACAGGTGTTCGTACGGGACGATGTTCTTGGAAACCAATTGGGAATAGTTCTCGAAAGGCATTACAGCTGGGGGAACATGTTGCGAATAATGTGGCATTTCTTTGCCTCCTCTAGATCCAGATTCATTATGCCTGCGACTGCCCAAGCCCTGTCCAGCTGGGAAAGCGCAGAATCTATGTCTTCTTTCTTCTTTGGTTCTCTGCCAAACATTTTGTCTATCATCTCTTTTTCTTTCTCTTCGCCTTCAGGACTCATCTTTGGTTCGTATTCTGGTGCGGGATGCCCTTTGCCATTTATTACACCAACACTCACGAGGTATTCCTGAACTCTTGCAATGGTTGCCTCACGTGGTGTATTTTTCTTTTTGATAAAGCTGTAGAAGGTGGCAGGAGAATTATCAAATTTCATCAGCTGCATGAGCTGGTTCTTCCCCAGGCTTTCTTTGATCCTGTGCTTTTCAAGCATGTCAGCCAGCGCAACGTGTGATAACAACATGAAAATTAGGGGTAGTGAATAGAAACAACATCTTCAGCACGTACGCCCATGGTGAGCAGGGCTGAAGAGGGGTCAGGCGGTTTCTGGTTATGCCATTCTCGGATCCTCTCCTCTGGCACATTGACCTGCACAGTTGCAAGAATTTCATTTATTATTGCTCTTGCTATGTCTTGGTCACTCTTTGCAGCCATCTCATCCAAGAAACAGGGGATCATCCCTTTTGGTGGATAAATGTAACCATCGACTTTGTGCCAAGGATCAACGATGTCCTCGGGAAACAGATCTGCGCCACCATCCAGATCCTCAGCAGCATCCCTGTCCAAATTGATGTAAGCAGTTTTCTTCATCAGATTTCGGGGAAAAGAGATAATTGGTTTTCCATTTGTTGCTTCCATTGTTCAACTTGCTTAACAGAATGCAACCTCAACTGTATATCACTGCCCTCTGGTGTGCTTTTGTTCTTTTTCCAGCGGAACAGATTCGGGTACTTGTCCATCAGTTTCAGGCACTCCTCTCTCCTCCTCTGCAATCTGGAATCAAGAGAACCCAAACCACCTTTCTCGTAATGTGGCGCACCTGGGAACAGATACTTGTTGACCAGCACTCTGCCAAATAGTTTGAGATGCTCTGCTGTGAACAGAACCTCGTCTCTCATTGGGAACTCTGGATCAAATTTGATGCGGGAATCTTTTTTAATGAGGCACAACTTGGTGCTGATGTAGCTCACATCGCTCCATTTGCGTCTGCCGAAGAAGGGATTGGAGTTGCTTCTGAATCCACAGAATTTGGCACCACGTTTGTCTGCCTCATGCAGCGTTTCAGCAAATACAGCCAAGCCCTGCGCAGAAGAAATGTCAACCTCTTTAGTTATGCCCTCCTCGTCCAGCTCTGGCATATCATACCAAGGCATGGAAATGCAACGATACTTGCGGATGTTGTCGTCAGCCATGGTAATCCACTCATCCTCCTCAACCAAGTTGTCTAATATCCACTGCCTCTTCTTGGCAAGGTTGCCGACAATTCCTGACACAACGATATTGTATCCCTCCAGACTATCGTTCTTGGAGTATAGGTCGAACTGCTCCTGATTGCTCAGAACGATGGTTGTGGAATCTGGGGGGAACAGCTTGTGTGTTCGTATTGTTTCGTGCCTATTGTAGGAGGGGATTATTGTTCGCATGATTCAGCAAGTTCAAACATTTTAGCAACAACATTGCGCATAACGTTTTCATCTGTCCCATTTTTAATTTCACACATGAACAGATTCTCTTTTGAACCTGTTAGAGCACAAACATACAGACCTTCCTCATCTTTTTTGAAGTTAATTGGGAAGGCATTAAGTAGAACACCGCATGATTTTGCAGCATCTGTGGCTTCTTTGCAGAGGAAGCATCCTCTATGCGGTTTCTTGGGATCGAAGGGATTTATCATATTGCTCGGGGGAAAATAACATGCCTATTATGCCTCGTAGGTGTAAGGAGGCAATCAATCACTCTTGCTTTTCTTCTTTTCCATTGCCCTGCGTTCTTACGCTCTGGGAGAAATAAAACATCTCAGCTAACGCTTTCACTTGTTCCTCAGTTATTATCTCAACATGCAAAGCTGTGGCTATTTGCCTCATAACGTGTTGCTCATCATGTTCTGCCTGAACCATTATTACTAATTGCCTGTAGTCTGTTATCTCATCTTGTTCCACGTTTGAATAGTTCAAGAAACAATTGCCATTTACTTGCCGAAATCCTCTCTATCCTTGCCATCATGTGCTGTGTTAGTTCGCTCTCCATTCCTCTTTGTGCCCAAAGCGCAATCATTGAGTTTATCCTTGATACAGCCTCAGCCTCGCTTTCCGGAGGCTCTTGAATTATATCTTCACGTCTGCACGTTCTTGGTGCTAGTTTCTTATCAGTCATCGTCAGAATGAGGAATAGATTTAGCTGGTCTTCTTTCCATGTAATAGACAAATAAGCCAACCGCACACAGGAGGATGAATAGTAATGCTGAGATTAGCAATGTTATGCCGATGATGCCAATAACTTTGTCCACAACAGTTGAAAGAATTAAACAGGTTTCTCTGCTTCTTCAAGTTGAACACCTAACGACTTATACGCTTCAAAGTCTTGCTTGTTCAGAGTCTTGCGACCTGCAAGCAATGTGTGCGCAACTTGAAATTCAGATTCCAAGGGGTATATCAAAGGGTTTCCGTAAACCTTATCGGAGTAGTAGTGGAATTTTTTCTGAGCTTTGGGTTTGGGGGATGCCATAATATGCTGGGGGTAGAGGTGTTGTGGGTAACGGGATTATGCCTGAGAGGTGTAGTAAAGCAAGACAATTTACATGCAACATTCTGTTATTTGCGGGCATTGTTTCAACATCATTTGATAAAACAATTCTCGTTCCTCAATTCGGGTTAAATCAAAACGTAAAACAGAACCATCAGGAAATATGTAGTGATTGCAACACCCAATTTTTGTCGGATAAGGCAAGCCATATTGTTTAAAAGCATATCTAGTGCCACCAAATCTGTCTACCAGGAGCGCAGCAATGCGCTTCCCCCTATTGTGCGCTCTGGGCAATTCTTTGTTCACTCTTATAAATTCCATGGTTCGATACTTTAGCTGAGCGGGGCAGGTTCCTTTTTTGTTCTGTTCGGCAAACTGTTTCTTCAATGGCTTGCCCTTTCTTGCCTCGGCACGTTTTCGTCTAGCTTCTTTTGTCCATTTGTAAATGGGCTTTTTTCTGCCTTCTAGGAATGTTTTAGTTGTTGCCAAAGAAAAGGCATCACTCACTAATCCCGAGGTTAAATTCAAGCCATAGCATTTTTTGTATTCTCGGGCTGTCATCCCAACACAAGATTTGACGTGCATCGGCGAAAGGCTTTTCATCCATTGTCCGCATTTGTGACATTGCACAAGTTGTCTGTCATCAGTTTGCACAAGCAATCCCCAATAGCCATGCTCCCCTTTCACTGGCATTAATGGTCTCTTGGCGACCCCAATGTATGCTTTTCCAGTTGGGCTTTCAGGATATTCGATTATTTTGTCAGCATAATGTTTTTCTTTGCCTTCAAATGAAGGTAAATCCATAGTGGTTTTTCTTTTTGCTTGGTGAGTTGCGCATTTACATCTACCTTTCACCGCATTATTGACACAACCAGCAAAATTGCATTTTTTGGTGGGTTGGTTGGCTGCCCAATTCTTCACATATTCCTTCCTACACTTTTTGCACATGCTCATGTATCCATCTCTGTATCTTTCATCTTTAGCAAACGAATGAATTGCCTTCTGCTTGCCACATTTGTTGCAAAGTTTTTTCTTCATGGCACTCGGGGTAATAAATAAATTGGGAGCCTCGTGGGTATTCATTGGGGGAATCACCCCCCATTGCCTTCCAGACATACCTCTCCCGATGAAAATTCAGGTTCGGCTCCCGTGGGTGCTAGGAGATCACACCAAGTAGCAGTGTCCGCAAAGCTCAGAGCCATCTTCTTGGCACACTATCGAGAAGAGGTTGACCGCAGAAAAATCTGCACCACTGCTACTCACTATGATCGAAAAGAACAATCAGATAAGGGTATGACATGGGCATTCACAAGGTTCATCGATTGCTCCATTCTCAACTGCTGTGCCCATGTCATCTGGTCGGCAGTCAAGCTCGAGACCGCAGTGCCTGCAGAGCATGTCACTGCAACAGCCTTCGAAGTCGTATTCATCCATATTGAATTGGGGAAAGGGGGAATAAAATTATCTATCGCTTGGTGGGGAGTAGAATGACCAACCGTATTCTTTGTTGTAATCCATGATTGTTGAACCGTAGTATCCAACAGTAACGTATTCGCCTGTCTCGGAATCGTATTCCTGTTCGGACAACCCGATATAGGCTTGCCCAACACCTGAGGGCATGTGGTTTTGCACATGGTTCACAGCATTTATTACCGCTGATGCAAGGGATTGGTATTTTCCTATCTCTTCAAACTGTGCATCGCCATCTTTCGGGGGTGCACTGACCGTCACGTTAAATATTTGTTTGGTTGCCTTTGGTGTGGAAGTGGATTTCTCCATAATGAATTGGGGGAAAATAAAAGAACACACTCATTATGCCTGACAAGCCTAAGAAAGCAACCAGATAGTCTTGCCTAATCAGTCAAATCCACGTAGAACATGCATTCATTCCACCTTTTAATGCAGTATTAGCCCTTGTAGGGGCAAGCGCATCCTGTAAAAGTCAGGCATACTGCGCCAGTATGTTCTTTGACAATTCGATCTCAAGATGACATAGAGTGGAGAGTTGGAACGATGCCTCGGCAGAATTCCTATCTCGCTCGGGGTAGAGTGCAGCTTTTCTGTTCTTTAACATGACGTAAGTGATGTTGTAAAATGGCAAAAGGGTTAACTGCGCTGTCTCTCCACTCTGTGTTCTTTTGAACTTGTTGTGGAATATCCAACTTTCAACATTGGCGAAAGAATCGTAGTGCCACCTATTTGCTAACGGTGAGGCGACATGGGCTAGGCGTGAGTGTGCGACTCAAATGGATTATGAAAGATTTGAGTAGGGCAATAAGTGGATGCCAGCATAAAGAGGCAGATTGCGTTAATATCTGCGCTGGCAAGAGCTGATTCCTGTGCTCTCAATTTGCGATGGAAACAGATCTTCTTCTTTGATGATAATATATACAACTATCATTAAAGAGGAGAGACTGCACCTGTGCAACTCATTGCTCCGGAAACAGTAAAATGACTTGCTTCCTACACCTGATAGGGGCAAGCTAGGGTTGCCACAACAGGCAAAAGAACACCTTCTATCCCGATGCAAACTTTACTTCCCACATTAACCATTGAGAAATTCTTGCTGAGTGACTTCGGCTTCCTCACCTCCGAACTAAAAGAAATGAATCGTTCCGGAAGAGAGCCAGTCTCCATTGATGTGGAAACAGGAACGATGGAACCAAACGATGTTCCAGTGGTTGTGTTGAAGAACGTAAAGATTACAGAGCATGGTTTGGAAGTGATTCGACCTGATGCAAAATCTCCTGAGGCACCTGCTCCAGAGATTGGCATGCCCTAATTCATTTCCCCCAAAGACATGTTAACATTCGAATACATGACACCGAAACAGAGAGTATTGTTTGTGTTGCGCAGATCCGCATGGCTTGTGCATGGAATCATAGTTGCAATTGCAGCACTATTGATATTTGACCATTTTGACAAGACCATTAAGATATTTGAAATCAGGCATCCAAATGGAAATATCACCACGTTGCAGTGTGTCAAAGCTGACGAGAATGGACACCGAAGGCAACTCAGACATTGTGAACCAGAATACATGGCATTATCGATTATGATCCCTCCTAAATAATATTCCCTTCCCCCAATATATTATGACAAAGAAGACCCCAGCTGGAGATTTAACTTTCTGGCAAGATGTTGCGCTGAACGTTGCGCTGACTACAATGGTTCTCATTTTTATCATAGGGCTAATTACCACTGTTTTCCACGTTGGCAATTTCCTTATCGAGAAATATCCATACCACTCGCACGAGAAGTGCTCAGTGCACAGCCACCGTGCCAACTGTCGAGCTGAAGAGGCTTGGCGAGAGAAGTTGGAAGAGTTTGAGAAGAGGAGATTAGAAATACAACCTGTTACACGATAAATATATGCCCAGAACTAAAGGATCTAAGAACAAGGCTCCAGCCAAGAAACCACCTCCCAAGAAGAAGCGCAAGCAGACAAACCCAAAGATACCTGCAGACCAACTGGAGGACAAAGCAAAGAAACTGGAATCCAAGCTCAAAGGTCTCAAGCCATCTGACAAGATACAAATCAAGATGACCGTCAATCAATATAGAAAATATATAGCATGGTATAGAGACAGTAAGGGTGGTATGGGCGCACCAACAACCTACAAGCCAGAATATTGTAAACAAATCGTAGACTATTTCGCAGAAAAATGCAAACATCCATTCAAATCTGTATCTATGCCTGTATTAGATAGTAATTATAATATAACTATAGATGAAGATGGAGGGGAGGTGTATGAGAAGAAGACTATACCTAATACACCACCATACTTAGTAGACTTCGCTGTGGAGATTGATGTATGGGTAGATACGTTGAGTGATTGGGCGGAGAAGCATGTGGAGTTCAACCGTGCTATCATGCATGCAAAGGAGATTAGGACTCAGATGATCGTGGATAACGGGCTTCTAGGTATTTACAACCCACACTCTTGGATCTTTGCTGCTAAGAACTTGTCTGGCATGACAGATCGTACTGACATCACATCCAAGGACAAGGAAGTGTTTAATGTTAAGCTCCAGAGTTTTGAGAAACCTACTGATGAAGAACTTGAATCTGGCAATGTGCCTGCTTTACCTGCTCCGTTGAGATGAAGATAGATCCCAAATCAATAGAGCTATGAGTAACATCTGCGAAGCTCCCAATTGCAGGCTGAAGAAAGGAAGTATGCTGGGCTACCCAAGCAGATTCTGTGGTAAGCATGCAAGAGGCAATTACAGAGGACAGAAGGAGAAGTTCGAGAGCAAGCTGAGGGTCGAGAAGAATAACAATTATCTCGCTGGCGCCAAGAGCAAGACTACGTGGTTGCGTTATGAAGAATATGATGAGAAGCACCAACTGTCAGCTTGAAAGTGCAGAAACCTCATCGCACTTGCCAAGGAGATTGCCAAGGAGGAGAACTAATTCAGTCTTAAATCTTCCCCCCAAACCTATGTCCGGAACTGTAAAAGCAGGGATCGTGCGACCTCCCCAGATCAAAGAGAAATCGCACACTTACGAGTCTGTCTACACCACAAGCAAGGAAGGTGAAGATAGCGAACACCACGATGTCTGGAAAATCCAGATTGATGCAGTCGATAACAAGATCACAGACTTCCTCGCCAGATTGGTGTCTGGTGTTCTTCACACAAACAACCACCAGTTGCTCACTCTCGAAGAGGATGTCCTGAAGGAACTCGGGATTTGGCAAGAGCCAGAGGAACAGCTTTCCGAGGAGGAACAGCAGGATAAGGTGCCGATGCCGAGTGGCACCGCAGCAGGAGATACGCATACGACAGAACATGACACTCCGAAAGGAGACAAATAATTCTTTTTTTTTCCCACTATACCCATGTTAGACAAATGTAAGAAAGGCGGTAAGAAAGGTCGCAAGAAGGGCAAAGGCAAGTAGTATGAACCGCAACCGACCACGCTGGCGAACAACAGAAGTGAGAACTGTTACCGCTAGGGCTTCTCATATAACCAAGTCAGCAAAAGATATGAACTCTTACATGCCCCCAAATCCCGTGAAGACCTATCATGTCAGTAGAACCGATGGATCAGAACGAGGCTGATCGTTGGGCACGAGAGAATCCAAAATTCAAGACATTGATGAAGGCGACTGTTGCTGCAAGATACCATAGCAGGGATAGCGAGCCTGTCGAAAGCCGAGCGGACAAGGCTCTGGAGGTTGGAGAAATAACCAGTGCCCAGCGTGCCATGCTCAAAGCAGTGCTGAATAGGCATGTGTTCCCACCGAAGATATGATGTTTGTACTGCGTGGATTGTTCCAACAGGCAAGTCAGAATTTTTGCTAATGTGTGCTGACCGAGGCACAGTTCCCTGCGAATATGGAAAACAAGATAATTAACCGCATACTTCTCAAAGGCTCTCCGATGGTAGACACTGTTATCTCGGAGGTTGATTTCTGGGCTGCGTACAAGAAGGATCCCAAGCCAGAGGGAAGGATTATCGTGGAGGGTGTGTTCGGAGAGACCGTAACAGTGCTTAAATCTGCAGTAATTGGATTTGTCGACCGCACGAACATGCGGATGCCGAGTCCAGGACAACTTGGTCCACTTAATTCCTAACCCATTTTCACATGCCAAGACAAGACCGTTATATCTCGGATGTTCTCATGAACCAGACACTCAAACCAGAGGAGGAGGTCGAGGTTCACTTCTTCCACGATGTGGGAGATTATGGTGGAGACAAAGACAATGTCGTCCTCGGATTTATGAGAGGTGGACATGTCGTCTCCCAAGTCTGTATCCTTATCTCCGAAGGCAACTACACCGTCAAGGAGTTCAAGGAATACCTCAAGAATGCGATTGCTTCTCCGCACTATCCCAAGTGCTCGTTTGATTTCGAAGAGGCAACCAAGGAAGAGATCGAAGAGCTTGCCGCAGAAGACAAGACACCAAGGGTTGTAGCTTTTAAGCAACCCAATTCCGAATGGAGTTACTAATGTCAGTCAACGATATCACTCTCAAGAAGGCAAAGAATGGCTTCATAGTCAGCTACTGGAAGTCCGCACCGAAGACAAAAGGACAACCAGGCAGCTGTTGCGGGATGGGTGAGCACATAGACGAGGTGTTCACGGACAAGACGAAAGCCTCCGAGCGCATGTCAGAAATTGTACCGCATTGGAGAAGACGTGAAAGCATTGCGAGGACTTTACCACCACCACAATGAGATATGTCCATTCGCTAAAATCCATGAACATACAGCCTGCGCAGAACGGATATGTATTGCATTATTCGTTTTTGCAGGCATGCCCAGACCATACAAGCACAGCGGAATGCGAGAACTGTGCATATTGTACGAAGATTTATATTTGTAAGACCTTCGAAGAAGCACTGGAACACATAGCCATGGAGTTCTGCGATGCCTTCGATGAAGGTTTGTTCCATATTACACAAGAAAAACATGCCAGCAAAAAAGAAAGCCAAACCAAAGGCGAAGAAGAAGGTGACGAAGGCTAAGCGAAAGCCTGTTGCCAAGAAAAGGGCGAAGCCTAGAACATCGAACAAAGGTGCAACTCTCCATCCACATTGCGACCACGCTTGGGTTCTCGCCCACAGTACTGGCAGTTTCATAGTTGCGAAGGCAGTCTTCGTTTGCACCAAATGCTGGAAGCAGCAGTGCCTGAAACTGGGCATGGAACTAGAAGATTAATTCCCCCAATCCAAATGCCCTCAGGAATAGACATCCCAGTTCACCCAGATACTCCAACTGGCAGACCAGAGAAATTCATTCTCGAGAAGGTGCAAATTGGGTGTCAGCAAGAAATCTCAGGCGACTTGGTACGCAAGGTAGAAGGAGATGGTGACGAAAGAATACGCATATTTTACAATCAGATGGTGGATCGTCTTGTCGCCCAGATTAAGACATTCATTATGGGAGAGAAGGCGCACGAGGAAACAAGAACAGTGGTATTTGAATATCCTGCGAGCTGGTGGCAGCACTTCAAACAGGAAGTGTTCCCACGATGGTTGCTGAAGAGATATCCAGTGCGCAGGCAGAGGCATCAAAGGCTGGTTATTTTCAAACAAGTTGAAGTCCTGCCTAAATTTAATCGTTTTTTAAAGCCAGAGGAACAGGAATTGCATTTTCCAGTTCTTTCTGCTGAAGTTTCCCCCCAACATCCATGTCCACAGCCCCCAAGAACATAATATTCTCTAAAGAGGCAAGAGAGAAGACTCTTGCAGGTGTTCGCATACTCCGGAAGGCAGTTGCTGCCACACTTGGACCGAAAGGTCGAAATGCTCTGATCGAGAGAGGATACGGAGATCCGTTCGTGACCAAGGATGGTGTCTCTGTTGCCAAGGAGATAAATCTCAAAGATCCATTCGAGCAGATGGGCAACCTGATTGTCCGAGACGCTGCCAGTCGCACAAATAACAAAGCTGGCGATGGCACGACAACATCGACAATTCTGGCTGCAGCCATCATGGAGGAAGGCATGAAGCATTTAGGCAAAGGTGCTAATCCAATTCTCATAAAGAAAGGGATCGACAGAGCAGTAAAACTAGTCGTAGAGGAATTACAGGAACATTCTAAACCAGTTGAATCTGTTGAGGATCTGGTCTCGATTGCGACCATTTCGTCCCAAGATGAGGAGATCGGGAAGATGGCAGCTCAGGCAATCTGGGATGCAGGAGACCAAGGCATCGTGTCGATCGAAGAGAGCAAGGGAATGGGCATGGAAGTGGACAAGTCTGACGGATTCAAATTCGACAAAGGGTATGTCTCTTCCTACATGATAACAGAACCCAAGAGGAAGGAGGCAATCTACGAAGATGTCCACATTCTGCTCTTGGAGAAGGATATGACTGCGAGCAGGGAGGTTATCCCAATTATGGAGAACCTGCTCAAAGGTGCGGAGGACAGGCAGAGCATCAAGCATCTGGTGATTATCTGCGACAATGTGCTTAACGAGGCATTGTCCACAGTGGTAGTCAACAAGCTGAAGGGCAATTTCTTCACGCTTGCCATTCGTGCTCCAGCTTACGGAGACCTGAGGACAGACATTATGGAAGACATCGCAGCTTGGACAGGTGCAACGTATATCTCCAACACGACTGGAAGGAAGATTGATACACTCAAGTTCGAAGACCTTGGAAAAGCAAGACGTGTGATTGCAACGAAAGATGACACTGTGATTGTCGATGGAAGTGGGCAACTCGAGGATGTGCAGAAGAGGGTGACCGAGATCGAGTCCCAGCTCAAGAAGGATAACACCGAACTTGTGGAGAAACAGCTGAAGGAGAGGTTGGCAGCACTAAGTGGATGTGCCATTGTATTGCGCATTGGTGCTGCGACAGAGGTGGAACAGAAGGAGAAGCAATACCGAGTTGATGACGCTCTCTGCGCTTGTCGTGCAGCCAAAGCGGAGGGTGTACTTCCAGGTGGCGGTGTCCCATACTTGCGTGCTGCACGCAATCTCGAGGAACTCAAGTTTGAGAACCGCCACGAAGACATTGGTCGAGAGATCGTTTGCGCAGCACTGCTCGAACCGATAAGGTATCTGGCAAGGAATGCTGGAATAAATGAGGAGCGGATGATCAAAGAATGTTCCAAGGTGGTGTTGCCAAGTGTGCTGTATTCTTGGGGGTACGATGCCCTGAAAGAAGAGTACTGCAACCTGTCCGCAGCACAAGTATTCGATCCAACCAAAGTGGCACGTGAGGCTCTTGAAAACGCAGCATCTGTGGCTTCCACGTGGCTAACTCTCGAGACAGCTGTCACCGAGATTGTACCAGAAGGGATGCCAAACTTCAATGTCATGGCTCCGACAGATGCTCCCCCTGAAGGTTATTCCCAAATGTAACTATGAAGAGGACAGTTAGATCCCGCATTGTGCTCAAAGATGGAACTTCTTACCTAAGCAACCTTACCCACGCAGAAGTAGACAGGCGCAAGAAGAATGGTGCTGGATTGTTTGTCAGAACAGAGGAAGGATTGCTGAGAGGGATACCGCACTCGCAGGTGCAGACAGTCGAAGAATTTTCCCCAGCTGAAATTGATTACTAGAGTAATTGCCATTGGCGCCATAGCTGGTGGGGCATTACTTGCTGCCAGCCTGATGGGAGGCAAGGTTACAGAGGTTATTATGCACAAAGTCCAATACGAAGAATGTGCGCTTGTTGAGAGAAGCAACGCTTGGGTCATAAGGTGTAGGAAGAAGGATCCTGTCCATTACCCAGAATACACGTGATATGGTTAAAGTCACCGAAATCGAAGACACCATGCAGTACACCCCGAGACAAAGGGAGTTTATGTACTACGCCATTGAGGATGACAGTATTAGTGATCTTTATTTCTGTGGTGGTGTTCGTTCTGGCAAATCTGTCTGTGTCGTCAAAGCGGGATGGCACACTGCAATGCGTTTTCCTGAATCCCACGGATTACTTACAAGGGCGACTCTCAAAGAGCTTAAGTCAGCAACTCTGGATAGTACAGTGTACGGGAAGGATGCCAACGGAGAACAAGTTATACCTCTTGACACCATTGCCGACCACAACAAAGATGCCCAGCAAATAATCTTTAAGAATGGAAGCAAATGGTCATACTTCGGCATGGATCAGATCGAGCGGTTCCAGGGTATGGAGTTCTCGTACTGGATGGGGGAAGAGGCGAACCGATACAAGATCAACGTCTTCAACTACGTCCGAAACACCAGAATCTGTAACCGAGTTGGACCACACAAGATCTTCCTCAATTCGAACACCGATACGGGACAGGATCATTTGTACCAGAGATTTTTTGAGGAAAATCGAGAAGGTCACAAAGCAATCGTCGTGTCAACACTTGAAAATGCAAAGCACCTCCCCCAGTCATTCCTCAAAGACCTTGAAATTCTCAAGAAGAGGGATCCTCTAAGCTACGCTGTGTACATTATGGCGAAGTTCCAAGGGTTGTCTGGGTTGGTTTATCCGCAGTTTAACTCCCTTATCCATGTCGTCGAACCTTTCGAAATCCCCAGAGAATGGAAACGAGTTAAAGGATTTGATCATGGATTTGCTCACTACTGCGGAGCATTGGCAGTCGCTGTCGACTTTGAGGGAAATCTTTGGTGTTATGACGAATACGCAGAGAAGGGTCGCTCTATCCCTGAGAATGCCTCAGCTCTTACCAGCGAGAAAGGTTGGACAAAGTTTGAATATGCTGATCCAAGTGTCTATAAGCAATATACACAATCCTCAAAGATTCCAGGAAAAATGGTTTTCGTAGGTCAGGACTACCGAGACAACGGAATCGAGCTAACACCAGCCAACAATTCGAAGGCTGGAATCGAACGCATTCGTGCATTCCTTTACGTCGACCCAGAGAAGATACACCCAATATTGCAAACGAAAGGATCTCCCCGCATCTTCTTCTTCCGAGGTCGTGTTCCCACAACGATAAAGCAGATAGCCAACTGGAAACTTCGGTCAGACAGCGACGGGATGGACACTGAGGAACCAGAGGATGGGGATGACGACCTGCCTGACTGTCTGAAGTATATTGTTAATGGCAATCCCTGTGCCCACATCAAGGGCATGGCTGATGCGCCCAAAGAACCTTGGGAACTTGCCCCTTGGGAACGAGGAGGAGCGCAAGCCCAGCAGAACTCTGATTTTATCTTCTCCCCCGAATTAGGATGACAGAATTCAATATGCCATTATTCACCAGAGGCAGCAATCTCAAACTGGTAAAACAGATGATGTGGACATCGCCAATATTCCACATTCGCCAGATCTTCAAGAATGCCAAGAATCCAATGTTCTGGAAGTATGGGTTCAGGAAGCACCCAGCAGTGAAGCGCAAGAAGTTAAAGTATTGGAAATGGGTATCGCTGAACAGAGACCTTTTCGGGAACGAATGTCCTGGATGGCAGTGGTGGTACTACGAGTTGGAACATTACATTAAGACACCGAGAGGTGTGCAGAAGATGAGCTTGCTTAATTATCGCAAGTTCCCAATAATTCATTCCGCTTTAGATCTTAAGTTCCAACACAATGGCAGATTCTATACAATTTATCTCACACCAGAGGAAGCGAGGGATTCGAAAGAAATCATCCAAGATTAAGATGAGCTCAAAGCATTCCAAGGTAAAGCGCACAGAGCGTATCTGGAGACACAACCAGCGTAACTGCATGCATTGTGGCAGATGCGGTGGGCACGTGGATGGAACTATGAAGATAGAAGGTCCGAAATGGATGTTCTATTGCGATGGTGGACACCATGTCTACAAGGGATTGATCAACGACAAGAAGTTCCTGATCGAACAGGGGATTCTCCACGCTGGTGGAATGCCAGATCCAAGGAACGATGCAAGGCGCAAGGCTGCAAGAGAGGAAGGGCTGAGGAGAAGAGAGGAGGCTATGTACGGAAAACAATACAAAGAAGTCGGTTCCCATCCATTTGTATGACACCCATGTTTACTACCCCAGGAGAGAAGATCATTCTCTACGATGCTGGTCAGAAGATGTACGTTGGCATCGCATACGTTGGGCACAAGGGAACAGAGCCAGAGTTCGCCACTTATGCTTGCGGCATAAGCAAGACAAACTCTTACCTCGATTGCATGGAAGAGATTTATAAAGCACTGGATATTGCGCAGGACATGAGATTGGGGGATGGCGCACCGATCTTCAGTGAATATTCCGCAATTGTGCACAAAGCAGATCGTGCTATGGTTACCGTTGAAGGAAATCATTACGCTGTTGGCGTGAAAAATGGTAAGTTCCACTTTGCGGTGCCAGAGGCAAAAGATGTGTCGGACGAAGAGTTGGAGGAGATGCTGGAAAGCAAAATGGGGTGCTCAGACTTTCAATAGCTTGTTAATTAATCACTTTTATTCCCATCCTTAATCGACTACCCTGGG